TTCTAGCGTTATTAAAATCTACATTAGCATAACCTAAACTAGCAAATAATCTTCTAATAAAATCTTGTATTTTTGTAAATAAAGTTTCCCACTTTGCTGTTTTTATGGGATAGGGTTGGGATATTATATCTTTATTTTTAGATAACATTGTAAATATGCTATCTGTTTGAAAAGCAATATCAGAATCAACGAACAGTAAATGTGTATAATCTGTTTGTAAAAAAGCACTTACACATAAATTACGACCTTGTGTAACAAGTGATGACTTCATCATTTGAAACATCACTCGCATATTTCTTTTAATACATTCTTTTTGGAACTCTAACATAGTTTGAGCATAATGCATTGATACATCACTATGCACAGGAGTAGCAACAAAAATACTTATTGGTCTTTCTTTTTTTAACCAAATAGGTTTATTGTTTTTCATTTATAATACTTGCTAAAAAATTAGACCATTCTAAAGCTCGTTTTGACCAACAGTAAAAACGTTTATAATACTTTTGTTGTTCATCTAAATGTTCCTGGATGACTGGCTCGTGAAGCGTGTCCCGACACATTCGTATCGCACCTGCAAATTGATAGGCCAAATTTTCAAGATTAGTTTCGTAATTAACATAAGCAGGGAAATCAGCACCTGTTTCATACAGGGCACCATAATTAGTCACGACACAGTATAAGCCAGCTGCTAAAGATTCAAGTAAGGAAATGCATGATGTTTCTTCCCAAATACTGGGATAAACAAACATATGATAGTAAGGTAATTTTTGTAATATAAACTCGTTTGATCTGTAACCAA